AAATTTTTTTTGGTTTTCGCTCCCCCCCCCCCCCTGTGCTATAATTCCAGCGAAAGGAAAAAAACACTATGAAAAAAATACTTGTGGCCGTCCGCGATTCAAAGCTTGAAGCTTTTATGAATCCGTTTGTCGTTGATACCGTTCCTCTTGCTCTTCGTATTTTCGGCGATGCGGTCAACAACGGTAAGACTCCTATTTCTGACCATCCCGAGGATTTCGATCTATATCGCATTGCCGAGGTGGATCTTTCAACCGGTCTTGTCTTCCCGTGTAGCCCGATTGTGCACCTTGGAAGTGCGAAGGATCTTGTTTGTCATGAGTAAGTTCTTCACCCGTTACGCGCCTCCTGCGTCGGAAGGCATGCGCTTTACTCAGCCGAGCCTCGTTGAAATGGCTGATTTTGAGGCTTCCAAGACCGACAACATTCTGTCGCGGCACATTCCGCAGCCTCGTGTTTCACCTCAGTTTGGCGATTTTACGCATACGCCAGCTGATTTTGGAGAGGCTTATCAAATTTTGACGGACGTTCAGGAAAAATTTGACGCCCTTCCTTCTGCCGTGCGCGACCGTTTCGGTAATGATCCGCAATCGTTGCTTGAGTTTCTTTCGGACGATTCCAATCGTTCCGAGGCGGCTCGCCTCGGTCTTTTGAAAGTCACCCCGAAGGGCGGTTCTTCCGAACCGCTGGCCCCCCCCTCACTTGATGGAATAAGGCCAGGTGACAGAAAGGAGGAAAAACAGGATGTCCCGAAAAGCGAAGCATTACCATTATCCCAGAAATAATTACCCGGTGCGGAGTAAGTTCTATTTCCGCAAGCGGAAAGGCCGTAAGTACCGTTCTACGGGTAGTCATCGCATTGTCACGCATTACGTATAGGAATCACATGAAATCTTCTAGCCAACACGTTTTCGCCCAGGTTCCCCGCGCTTCCATCCCGCGGAGCAGTTTCAAACGGAATATGACTTGGAAAACCGCTTTTAACAGCGGTTATCTGGTGCCGATCTATGTTGATGAGGTGCTTCCCGGGGACACGTTCAATCTTAAAATTACCGCCTTTGGACGTTTGAGCACTCCCGTTGTGCCCTTCATGGATAACCTTTATTTGGATTTCCATTTCTTCTATGTGCCGCTCCGTTTGCTTTGGAGCAACTTCCAAAAGATGATGGGCGAGCAGGAGGACCCCGGCGACTCCATCGATTACCTTGCTCCCGAAATCAGTTTCACGACTGCCCCCGACGTAAACTCCATTCACGATTATTTCGGTCTTCCGTTGGGCAAGTCGGATATCCACGTGACGGCCTTTTGGCATAGAGCTTATAACTTGATTTGGAACGAGTGGTATCGCGACCAGAATTTACAGAACTCGGTTGTTGTCAACAAGGACGATGGACCGGATCTCGATACCGATTACACGCTGCTCAAGCGCGGCAAGACCCACGATTATTTTACATCTGCTTTGCCGTTTACGCAGAAGGGCGATGCTGCAGGCGTAATGCTCTCCGGTTTTGCGCCCGTCTATGGCGATGGCCAATCGCTTCGTATTACCGATGGTTCTTCCGACGCTGTAATTGCTCGCTCAAATGCTGTATCGGCGTATCCATTTACGGCGTACTCCTATCCCCATTCTTTGCCCATTCCGGTAGGCGAGGCTGTTACTGGCTCTAATCCTCTTTCGGCCGGCAAGACTGTTGGTTTTGTAGAACATGATTCGACTAGTTTCTATCCTAATGATTCTGTTGGTCTTGTCGCTGATTTGAATCAGACTATAGGTATCACGGTTAACGCGCTTCGCGAAGGCTTCGCGGTCCAGAAGCTACTCGAGCGATTCGCCCGCGGCGGTAGCCGCTATATCGAGATTCTTCGCTCTTGCTTCGGCGTGGTTAGTCCCGATTCGCGGCTGCAGCGACCCGAGTATCTCGGCGGCGGATCTACGCCTATTAACTTACACACTGTTGCGCAGACTTCGAGCACTGATTCTACGACCCCTCAAGGCAATCTTGCGGCATATGGCGTTGTTGGTGCTCATGGCGTTGGTTTTGTCAAGTCCTTTGTTGAGCACGGAGTAATCCTTGGCCTTGCGTCCGTCCGTTCGGATATCACTTATCAGTATGGACTTCACAAGATGTTTTCTCGACGTAGTCGCCTCGATTTTTACTGGCCCGCGCTTCATAATTTGGGCGAGCAGGCCATTCTTAACAAGGAAATTTATTCCCAAGGTGATAGTGTTACTGATATTGACGGAAACATTGTTGACAATCTACCGTTTGGATACCAGGAGCGCTGGGCGGAATATCGGTATGGCCAATCCCGTATTACCGGCATTCTTCGCAGTGGTGTAACCGGTTCTCTCGATGTTTGGCATTTGGCCCAGAGTTTCGCCTCGTTGCCCACTTTGAACTCTGATTTTATTGAGACCAATGTTCCCCTCTCTCGTGTTCTTGCCGTTCAGGACGAGCCGGAAATCATCTATGATTCGCTCATCTCCTTGAATTGTGTCCGTCCAATGGGAACTTACTCTGTTCCCGGTTACGTGGATCATCTGTAATGGGTCTTTGGAAAAAAATTAAACATAGTGTCCGACGGCATACGACGGGATCGCGTTTTGGCTTTAAAAAGGCCTCTGTGCTCAATCCGCTTACGCACGGTCTGTGGACGGTCAAGAAGATCCATCGTGGTTTGCGTAAAGGAACTTGGAAGGCCAATATTGCCAAGTATCTTACGGGGCAATCCCGTTCGGCTTCTTCCTCGGTTGCTCGTTCGAATGTTGTCCCATCTGGCTATGTCCATTCGGCTAAATCAATATCGGAGCTCATGAAATGATTGGATCTATGTTGGCCGCTGGCGTTGGTGCCGGCATTACGACTGCTGGCCAGCTCTACGCCAACCAGCAGAATATCGATTACGCGAAGTGGAAGAACAATGTCGATTGGGCAATCGCCCAGCAGAACAACGCTACGCAAATTGAGATGGCCAATACCGCACATCAAAGAGAGGTTCGCGACCTTCGCGCGGCCGGTCTAAACCCTATTCTTTCTGCTGGCGGCAACGGAGCTTCGACTCCCTCGTTGACTTCTCCCGAAATGTCCACTCCGCAAGTGGAAAACCCTGTTTCATCCTTTGGCCCTTCCGCTCGGCAGGTGGCCCAGATGATGAGTGATTCCACTGCTGCAGATATTGCGCAGAAAATGGCCACCACTTCCAATCTCGAGGCCCAGAATAAAAACATCGATGCGCAAAATACTTTGATTCGCGCGCAGGCCGATGAAGTTCGCAACCGTACGGAGATTGAACGTTTCAGGACTCGTCTTGGCCCTATCGGTGTACAGCTCAACGGTATGTCGAATCTCATCGGAGACGCTTTGAAAGACGCAAAAAGAGATCTTGGTAGTTGGTCTTCGCGCGCTCTTGATGAGACCCAGCGAAAGCTTAAAAGGATTTCAGATCTATTGAAGTCCTCCGATCCTGCGAATCACCCTAAATTCGATGTGAAGATTCTCGATCCGAATCCTCGAAAGTCCGATGGTTCTTTCGATCGGAACAGATTTTTCCGGTCCTCGTTTCCCATCCCACTAGGAGTATAAAAATCATGCGTAAACGTCTCACTCGTCGCGGATCAAAAAGGTTGTTCCGTAAAACGGCTATGAAAACCCACAAAAAGAATGTAACCCGTCCCTTGCGCGGCGGCATACGTTTGTGATATAATCTGTGCCGTCTCGGGTAGCTCCCGAGTGTATTAAACTAAATTCAAGCGGCAAGTTCTCCAGGGCTTGTCGCTTTTTTCCTGGAGTATTTATTATGTCTTGTTATCACCCTATCCGTGGATGGTTGGTTTACCATCTCGATGGTAAAAAGCATATAACGTTTCGTGACCCGACTATCGCCGCTTGTTCTCGTCATTTTAAAGTGGTCGAGACGACTTTCCCCTGTGGAAAGTGTATGGGTTGCCGTATCAAAAAAGCTGCAGAGTGGACTATGCGATTGAAGCATGAGGCTTCTTTGCATGATGAAAACTGTTTTGTCACTCTCACTTATAATGATGACCATTTACCCATTATAAACGGAGTTCCTACTCTTCCTGTTTATACTTTCGACTTCCAGCCTTTCATGAAGCGTCTTCGTTCTAAAGTCGGTAAGAAGATACGTTTTTTCATGTGTAGCGAATACGGGTCTAGAACCGAGCGTCCCCATTATCACGTGCTTTTGTTTGGTTATAGCCCGCATGACCTAGTGCCATGGACTTTTGAGGATGGCCATTGGCTTTACCGCTCACGGGAAGTTGAGGAAGCATGGAGTGATTTCGATCCTAAAGGGTCCGGAGTTAAAACTCCGATTGGCTTTGTGACCGTTGGTCGTTTTTGTGACGAGACTTGTCGATACGTTGCGCGTTATACCCTTAAAAAGTTGGATGGTGTCATGTCTCATTCTTGGTTTGGAGTTCGGCAGCGTGACTATCTTCGGATGTCCCTTAGACCAGGTATAGGAGCCGACTGGCTGGACCGCTACCATCGAGACGTATATAAAGTAGACCTCTTGGACGGTGAAGTCTACAAAGACTCCGTGACGCTCGATGGAGCGCGTGAAATTAAACCCCCCAGATACTATGACAAGTTGATGAGGGGGGGAGGGGGGGCGGGGGTTGTTGGGCCGCCCGAGCGTAGCGAGGGCGGCCCGGCTCTGCGCGCGGCTCTGCGCGCGGCTGAGTTCGAATGCGTCGCGCGCGCGCGTGAGGACTGGGCGATTCTGCAGCCGGCCACGGATGCCGCAGAGCTGCAGCGTAGCGAAGCGCATGCGAAGTACGTGGCCGGTCAGAATCTCGCCCAGAAGAACCGCGTCCGACGATATGCGCTCTAAGCCATCATTGCCGCGCCGAAGGCGCCGGAGACTTTTTTAAAAGTCTAAAACTTATGGAACACTTGTGAACAAGGTAAGAAATAAATTTACTTTAGTTATTGACTCCCCCCCCCCCCCTGGGCTATATTTCCAGGGAAAGGAAAAAAAAACTATAAAAAAAAAATTTTGGGCCGTCCAGGGTTAAAAACTTTAAACTTTTTTAAA